ATTTCCATCAACTACAATACCGTCTGACCTTACATCAAGCATTGCGTTATCATAACCAATCTTAATTGTTGAAGCGTCTTTATTATAGACGTTCTTACCAATTGCAATACAATCTGCATCTGTTTGAGATCCAGGACCAATTTGGTATGCTGTATAATCACCATGATTATTAGCGTCAAAGTTAATTAAATTATCACCCAGTGTATCATCGTGGATACCATCGGTACTTCCTTTATGTAAAGTCCAATTAGAACTACCAAATGCTGTAAATGGACCTAAATCAAGTTGTGTAATTCGACGACCTAAAACAAGTATTACGCTTAATCCATCACTATCAGGATCTGGATCGAGAACATACGCAGCATGTTTAATTATTAAATCATCCCGACCATCTGTAATAAGCGTACAGTGTTCGTTCTTTACCAATCCATGAGCTACTGACCATGTTGCTTTTACTGTTTCATCTTTTAAGCGATTTGGCGTAAAGTTTGTTTTTGAATAAAGTTGTAGGTTTGTTTCATTACCAGGTTGAACGATAGTGCTTGTTCCAATCGTTTCAAGCACTACATTATCGAACGTCAATGCTGTTTGATCTGTTCCAAGAGGTACTTCGCTCGTTGTTTTATAATTGCCTCCGTATAATTCAACTGTAATCCGCTCAGTACCATTTGAGGCAAACACTCCAGTTACCTTACCGAATAACTTCGCTGCAACAATAGGACCAACGAATGAGTGACCGAATTTTATTCTTATCTGGGTTCCAGTCTGCATTCCGCTAAATACGTTATCGGCTGTGGGCGCTGTAATTTCTAATTCTTCAGACTTATTTAAAGGTGTTGTATTACTTACAAAGAATACTTGATTATTAGCATCGCGATTACCAGAATTTTGAAGTAATGATACGTCAAGAGTAGCAGTCGATGTATCAATTACTGTTGTATCAATAGGACGAGCAACTCGATGTTGAGCCCAAAAGGCTGCTTTATTATTCGGAAGAAGATTATCTTGAATAGCATAATACCTTTCTTGAACTCTTAGTATATTCTTTACATCTCCTGCAGGTTCTTGTTTAATACGATTAATATCGATTAAAGAGTGAAAATGATTTGAGCCATCGCTAAACCCATTAGTAAAACCACTTTTTTGAAAAAGATCGTGTCCTATAGTAGCGGGCCCTTTCACCTCTAAAGTAACCGCAGCGTTATTTGGGTTACTTGAGAAAATTTCTAATCCTATTCCAGCGTTTGGTGTAATTTTAACCTTTTTATCAAAATTGGTTTGACCACCAAAGTTTATTAAATTACCAGTGAACGATGGATTATTAATAGGTGCTTTTGTTGCAATATCAGAAGTATTGGCGTCAATACTATCTGTAATAGTCGTTGCAAAATTCTCATCGTCATTAATCGCAGCAGCCAATTCATTTAAAGTATCTAGTGTCTCTGGTGCAGAATTAACTAAATTTGCTATATTAGTATCAACTTCGGCCTTAGTATAAGTTGTGCTTTGATCCGCCTTTAAGTCTAAAGCCGAATCTATTTCACTTATATTATAAGTCTCTTCTGATACTAATGTGTTTCCTATGTAAATTTTATTACTCATTATTTTATGATACCTTAGTAAAATTTTTTATTATTTAATATGTATGATCGAATTTGACACCGCTAATTAATCTATCAGTATTTCCATCACCCCAATTTAAAGATACTATTCCAGCAAATTTGCATATAATTTCTATCTCTTCTCCTCCGCTAGGAGGACTAAATCCCCATATTCGCTCCGGATCTGATTCTGCAGTCCATACCGAAGTTGAACCCAATTTGAGTTCGATAACTTGAGTTGATCCAAGCTTAATATCTGGTATATCGAGTAAAGAAGACATAATAATCTATTATAAATCTGTTATAACATAAAGAGTTGTACTTACCGGAGTGGTTAAAGCATCGTATTCTGCCAAAGTAAGAGTAACAATATTATTAACATTATCGCTTTTAACAGCTTTATACATTAAATTATCGGGAGTAATCTTTTTTGTTTCATTCCCGTCAGTATCAACAATTGCTAAAAAATCATTTCCTAAATCTAAATCAATAGCTGGTAAAGCGTTTAATTCTGTTATTTTTTTATCTTCTGCCATAAAAACTATTTATATGAATCGATTAAGCGCTGGTAACTATATATATAGTAGAGTCCAAAATTTGTCCAACATTGTCGAGGGCATCGTATTCTGCTTGTGTTAATTTACGAATTGAATCAACTGTGGTTGTGTCACTCCGATTGTTTTGAATAGCTGCTCCAACTGAAGTATTACTGCCATTATTAGTTGATTCACCGAAAGAACACGTCGTAATCGTTCCGCCAATATTAACATCAAGAAGTATTTCATCTTCGTTTCTACGAATAGCATACATCTCTCTTGGAAGAGTATCAACTGCTTCCTCACCTGTATCTACACCTCCATCAGTAAATGATACAGTTCTATTACTTAATGATATTCCTACATTATTATTTCCGCATCGAATTGTAGATCCGCGAGTAGTGTCATTAGTCCATTTACCAAATTCAGCAACACCTGTTGGAGCTGTAATATAGGATCCAATCGCAATAGCATCCTCACCTGTAGCTGTATTATTCCTACCAAATACAATTGTTTTTTTAGCTGCGGCTTCATTTGAAACTCCAAACAATAAACTATTTTCTGCATTCGCTCCTATTTCATTATTTAAACCATATGTTAGTGAGTTATGTGATCGTATAGCATTAATATTACCTCGACCAAAATCTAGATCTTCAGCTTCTCTAAACTGTAAATTAAGAAAATTTAGTGTATTAGTAAGAGACCTAACATCAGACGTTAAAGTTCCAATTTGTGTTGGAAAATCAGAAGATGCTACCTTATGAATAGTATTATCTGCCTTTCTAATATACAAATGACCATCTGAATAGTTAATCGCTATTTCTCCATACGACAAACTATTTTGAGCTGGAACAGCGCCAACTGCTTCACTCTTTGTATGAATTATTTTTGAGTATGCCATAAGATTATTTAACCAATTTAGATTGTTTTTGTCTATTTTTTTCTAATGTAATATATTCTTTAGTTGAAAGAGTAGTTTGAATTTCCAGTTGTGTTTCTCGAATATGGCGTAATACTTTCCAATCTGTAGATTGTAAATATTTTAAAGCCTTTTTGGACTTTTCTTGGTCTTTAATTGACCTACTCGGATATTTGACAACATCTCTTTTATCTACATCATAATAACCCTTTTCTTCAGAAAGAATTTTATATTTGGCCTTAGTTATAGTTTCAACAATAATTGAACTAGGAACACTCGGTTCATAATCAACTATTGATGTTACTTGGTTATCTTCTATACAAACGTAATACATAATTCTATTTATTTATTCCACACAGCTATCCAATTGGCAGCTGGTTTTGATCTTTGTTCAGTATTTTGTACGTAAACTCTAATTCTATCTGATAAAACCGAATGAGTGCACCTAATTGAGTCATCATAATTAACACCGCCGTTAAAATGAATGACATGTATAGAAGGTAGAAATGCCTCTAAATCTGACATAATAAACCCAGTTGGTGGATATACATCAAACGAGTTTGCACTATTACTCCAACTCCCAACTATATTAGTAAAGCTATTAGCATAATTTCTACCACTTACAATTTTATAGCTCCCGCTTGCTGCAGCAGTTGCAGCAGCTACCTTATCATCTACATATTTTTTAGTAATAAGATGATCGTTTGATGTACCTTCTTTCTTAAGACTTACTTGACCGTTTGGAGCAACGGTTAAAGCAGTTTTTGTTATTCCGGCACGTCTACAAGCAATCCTTAAGTCAGTGTTATTCTTTTCTACTGTCCAATATTCATTGCTATCGCCAATCACCAATTTAGTTTCTGATGCAATTCCGCCTCGTGCATGTATATCACCCGCAGAATATGTGTCACCTGTTCCAGATCTAATATGAAATACTTCTTTATTGATAGCTTGAGATGTATTGTAAATCGATAAAGCGTGTTCGTCGTTATTAGTATCAGTAACATCAAGGAACAACCCACCACCATCAGAACCACTTGTAGATGTTAAAATACCAGCAAAGTGTTGACCATGCGAATGATTTCCTGCGCCTACTTTTGGAATAGAATTGCCTAAAGGTGACTTAATATAGTTATATACACCTTTAGAGTAAGAAATATTTCCAGTTGCTTGAAATACATCTGAACCACCGATATTAACTAAACCACCTGTAGAGATCGCAGCCTCAACCCAACCTCTATTAACGAGAGCCTTAGCATCATTTAAAACCGTGTTTACTTTACCACCTTTAAGAATATCTACTGTAGCATTACGGTAAACTCGTATAGCAGGTGTTCCTGAACCTGCTGTAGTTTGAGGACCAATCGCTAACTGATCATTTGTGTTTTCTTTCCAAATACCGAATCTTCTTGTTTGCTGATTGGCATCAGATAATACTAGTTGTGGATAGGCGTCATTTGTCAAGAACATCAGGCCAGAACCTTTAATATTTCCGCTAACGTCAAGTGCTTGGGTTGGATTACTTACACCAATACCGAAACGACCATTTTCATCGAACCGGCCAGATTCTGTTACAGTATAATTAGCATCATTAGTGTCATTTGCTCTTAAGAACTTAATTTCTCCCGTGCTATTACTTCCTTCAATAAATTCAATAGCTGCAGATCCTCTAAGATTTGTTCCCTTTTGGTATGATGAATCAGTAACCTCTTGAAATCTACCTTGGAAAAAATACGTTCGGTTAAGTTCTGTGCCGTCAGGCATCCAAATAACTTCAGCAGATCCGATATCCCCTCCAGGGACAGCTGCGATAAGACTCTGCTTAATTACTTGAAAGGTGCCATCTACTGGTATAGAACCTCCGAAGTTGAATAAATTATTGCTTACATTCCAACCAGTTGAGAATGGTCCAGCAGATGCTTTAATATCAGTCTTATTTGTTTCAAAAACAACCTTTCCATCAACGATTATTACGTAACATAGACCGTATGGTCCACTAGTATTAATAGCCTCTACACCTATTCGATCGTTACCAGTAACTATAAAGGTATGCGACTGTGGGTTTTGCCAATCTGCACCCTCTCCAATTAAAGCATCGTTGTGATAAAGCTTATATTGATTATCACAGGTGATCCAAACAGTAGCAGTTTTGCCAACATTACTTGCTTCACCTGTAAGGTTTGAAAGACGAAGGTTACCTCCGACCATGGCTGATCCTTGGCTTGTCGATAGAAATGCATGTGCTCTACTTATTTGATCAAATTGATTAACTTGAATAGTACCTCTAAATTGTGATGATACTGCACTATCAGATGAACCTTTTACTGTGAATTTGGCACTAGAACTAGAAACAAATCCGCCAACAGCCAATTTACTTCTAACATTAACACTATTATTAGAATAAAAATCTAATACGGATGTGTCATCATAGACATTCTTAGCCGAATTCCATTTTCGTGATACAACACCCATTGATCCGCCCTTTGAATCATACGCGTTGATTAACCAAGCGTGAGTGGTATTCTTTTTAGGTCTTAATGATATCGCACCGCCATCAGCATACATTGCTACATGACCAGCTTCAGTGGATTTATTACCTACACATAAGTCCCAATCTGGATAAAATCCGGGCTTATCTTTTGTTTGTATAGCAACCTTTTCGCTTACATTCAGGGTTCCGCTTACTAATGTATCCTTAAGTAAATATACATTAGTAGTTGATAAGGATAAAATCGATGGTAACTCTTGAGAACTATTTTTAACAGCATTAGCTCCTAAGTGAAAGTGCATAAATGGTTGCGCGTCGTTAACATTACAGCTAATTCTTCCAGATGATCCATCTACAGCAGCTTTACCACTATAATGATTAAATGTAACATTTGCTCTATCATCATCCCGAGTAAGAGCAACTCCACCTAGTAAACCAGCAGATTCAATCGAACCAGTAGTTTTTAAGTTTCCGTTTACATCAAGCTTTTCAGAAGGAGAACTCGTTCCTATACCAACATTACCATTAGAAGTAATACGAACTCGTTCAGCTGAATTATTATTACTATCTTCTCCAGTAAAAAATCTCATCGAGTTACCGATATTGTGATACTGAATTTGGCCAGACTTATAGCTTTTACTGTCACCAAATGTTACTGCTGCATACTTATCATCCTTTGATCGAATAGATATAATGCTATTATTAGTAGCTGTTTGAACACTTAATTGTGTTGACGGTGATGAAGTTCCAATTCCAACATTACCGTTAGAAGTGATTCGCATCTTTTCAATGATGTCTTTAGTATTTTTGCCAGTGTAAAATACCAATGATGCATCTGGCAAGATATCTGAATTACTTTCAGTAATAGAAGCAATACGGGAAGTCAACCAAGTGTTTCCTCCAGTAGTAGTATCTGGATTATAGAAGTCGATCGATGGACCAGATCCTTTATGGCCAATATTTTGACCATACGGGGAACTAGAATTTGTAACTCTTAGCTCCAGCATAGGAGTTACCTCGTGTTGGGTATACTCCTTTGTCCATCTAGACTTTTGTATGAATGATTTAACACCGTCGATTGTTTGATTTCCAGTAAGTAGTACAACTCTACTATCTAAAGTATCAAGCTCGTCATAGATGTCTTGAAGATTAATCTTAATCGAATTAGTCTTAAGTCTCCATTCGTTAAATGTATCAGTTTCAAATACGTCTGTAAATAGTTCTTTTCGGGCCATAACTCTATTTATTCATTTTAACGATGAGTGTTTTAACTAAATCTTTTAACTCTGATATTTCACCTTTTAAGTCTGCAATTTCTTTTACAGATTTTTTATTATATTTCTTTCTTAGTAAGGCAGCTTTATATCCAGAAGAATCATTATTTAGTATTGCATTTGTTTTATTGTCTCGTTCAAGTGCAGTGTTTTCTTTTACTATTAATTTCATTTTAGATAGTTGCAATTGCTCTAAAGTCCTTTACTGTAGGAACAAGAGCGTGATCATTAGAAACTAAAACAATTTTAATTTGGAAAGATGTAAAAAGCGGTGGCACCGGAGAATCAGCTGAGAAATCTCGCGTATATTGGATTTCACTATAGTCATCAAAATCATTAATTGGTATTGGAGTAGATGGATCAATTCTTTCGAATGCAACATCTTCAATATTATCTTCTGATCTTTTAAATCGGGCGTATACTAATACGTTACTATCAGCATATGGTTTATTAATGTTAAGATATGAATCTAATCTATCTGAAGCATTATTAAGCGCAACTTCCTTAGTCATATAGACCGCAGTTGCATTACCGTGATCTGCCGATAGTTCGCTATCAATTTTGACTGGTGGTGAAACTTCTACATCATATTGTATTAAACTATCGAGAGAAACATTATCGAGAGGAGAACCAGCAAGTTCTGCACTATCTTCTGCTCCGATAATATTCTTAACAGCAATAAGAGAAATACGATCTAAGTCAACTACTGGAGATACTTTTGAGTTATTACTCTCCATAGTAATTTTTATCTTTATATCCGAATTATCTGTAATTGGTGTAGTAGTAGAAATATAATGATTTTCATTTGGAACAATTACTTCATAATTTGATCCACCATCAACTGAAATTTGGTATAGCACATTTGTTTCTGGATGTTCGATAAAGTCAGTGTTCAACTGAATTTGTGAGAACTCAAGCGGACCATCACTTTCGTCAGTTATAGCAGAACTAATTCCACTTGCTTGTAGTATAATACTTCCAGATGTTTGATAGTCTGCTCTTCGAACAACCATCTTAAAGTCCTTCATTTGGTCTGGTGTCCAAGTAGAAGCATTCTGAGACTTAAACGATACACCTAAGAATGGATTCTTTGAAATATATTCACCAGTTGTAACATCGTCTTTACCTACTTCAGATAACCATTGACGATAGTGCGATGAATTTGATTCAGTAACAATAGCGTATTCAGTACCATATTGAAGATATAAAGGAGAATCAAACTCAAATGTTGTTGCAGCAGTTGCATCGCTACTAGTTGCTACTTCATTAGGTTGTTTTATTACATCACTTAATGGGACACGACGTTGAGTCGGCATACCGTTTTCAACCTCAACTAGATACATCTTAATAGGAACGTTCTTAGTAGAGACGTGACTAAAATATAGATCTACTGAATGAATGAAAATACCAGTTGGATTTTCACCGATGATAAACGATTGTGCTAGTGGATCGTACCATTGTGTACGAGTAACACGATTTGACGATTGAATCCGGGATTGCGAAACACGTTGACTTTGTCTAACGACCGTTCTTGTTGTGATAAGCGTTCTCTGTTTAGTTTGAACTTTACCTTGAGCGGTGTATACTGCATCTGCGCTTGTAGAAGCTGCAGGATCAGTAGCAGTTTTACCATCAGATAGAATAACTTTTCTTTCACCGGCGGAAAACTGATGCTCTGAATTATTTGGTATAACAAACCAACCATACACCTCACCCTTATTATCAGTAATAATATCACCGCCACTATTTGTAATTGCTGTATTAGATTGATTATGATAAACTCGTACTGAAGCATTTTCAGACCATTCTTTATAATCATTTTTTACAACACCAGTAGCATATTTTGTAATATCTTCACCATCAAAAAATACCTTTAGCTTTGTATTAGGTTTGAATAACTTACCCTTAAAGTAAACTTTACGAGCACGAATAAATGGTACAAAACTTACATCAATTACACGATCATCTTTTTGGCGAGTAACGCTATTTATTCTAGCAGTAGTTCTAATTCCTGTTCGCACTTGTTTTGATTCAGTAGTAGTAGTAGTAACTCTACGAACCCAACCTCTACCGGGACCTCGGCCCCAAGGAATTCCAGTGCGGTCTCTTCGTTCCATTGTGGTTTTTGTTACCGGTTTACCAGTCCATGTGGTTTGCCACGAATTCCACCTTGTGCCCATTTGATTGACTCGATCAACCTCTGCTCTTAGGTCAGAAAGACTTCCGCCAACTTCGTTTACAATGTTTGGTGCTCTACGAGTTTCCATCCACTCATCAGATGAGGGAGAAAGTTTGAAAGAACCTAACCAAGTTGCAACATCATAAGGATTAACACTGATTGATACTGCAGCTTTTTGCTGATCAATCCATGCTGGACCTTGGTCATATGAAAGAGTAGCAATTCCATCATTAATTGATACGTTATTAGTATCTGCGCTATCACCAGTTTGTGTGAATGGAACACTTCGTGTTTCGAAATATGGTCTAAGAACTGGATCTTCTGAATCCATTGAACAATTATAATGTGAATCAAAGATATTTCCTACATCGTGACCAGCAAAACTATCAACAATAATTCCATTCTTAAATCTATCATATGGGTTACCAGCAGATGTTTCAAATATTTGCTTACCGTTAGCTTCTCTTTCAAGTAATGACAGAGTAGTATAGTATTCTAGATTATTTACTCGCGAATTAATATTACCGATATCCCGCATTGTGTATCTACGATTATCAATAAAACTGGTTTCGATCATAGTATGGCAGAACGTATATGCCGGGATATGAAGAGTATAGAGATGCATCGCTGTTGATGGGACACTCGGCTCTTCAGGAACTACATTTGGAATACCTTCAATAAGTTTAAATTCACTTTCACGAGTAACAACTAATTTATCAATGCGAGAAAGATAATATTGAACTTGAGTATCAATAGTGCTATTGGGATCTAAGTATGTACCATAATCTCCACCATCGAGTTTAGCTCTAAAGTCAAGAGCATCAGAAAGTCGTATATCTTGATACGTTGGAATTTCTGGATATTCAACTGAGTATGAATCTACTGAAAAATAATCTCCTCCTCCATGCGCAAAATACGTATAAGATATTTTAAGACCGCCTGTATTTTGACCAGAAGCAACTATTCCAGAACCAATATACTTAACTCTTCCTTTTTTATAGCAACCATCTCTTTGACCATTATCAAGAACTAAATCAGTTAATTGAATATCGTTACCAGCAAAATCTTGTGCAGATGTTATTGCAATAATATCATGATTAGCTAATTCAATCTCGCTATTTGTATTAACAGTAGTATTATCTCCTGACAATACTTCATCAGTAATAGATGTTAGAGTTTTCGATCTTTTACCTAAGCTTGTACGATATGATGCGATAACCGATATCGTGCCGTTTGTATCAATCGTACCAGAACACGTAAGTGTTACTTGATTATTATTTATTCCTCCTAGGACAGGATCACTAGTTACAGGACATATAGCACCAGAAGCATCAATTACAATATATGAATTAGGACCAAATTCTTCGAATCTATCGGGACTAGTTACTTGAATTACTACTTGAGTCGCTGTTGATGATACAGGATTAAATATCTTTCTTGCAGTAAACTCAATTTCTCCAGATTGGTTTTTAACGGACTTAATAAAATCAGCTGGAAGTTTATAAATTGATTTATTGTATTGTGGATCATATAGACCAACACCATCAGTAGTATCTATTGTAAAACTAAATGCTCCACTTGTAATTGTAGTTGCTCCTGTTAAAGAAGTATAAGAACCAGCAAATTGAATATCATAAACATACAACCTATATTGCGATCCGTTTCTTTCAATTGAACGCACTCTACATGTAGCAAAAGTATTAGATCCACCTGTATCTGTAATATCATATACTGTATCTACATCAAATGAAGGTGCTCCAGTAAACACAGTACCTAAAAGATATGAACCAAGATTAGCGTTACTATACGTTTGTTGAAACTCTGAAGTCGTACGGGCTTTTCTTCCTGTAACATTAATTTTTTCAGGTTCAGCAATTCGATAACCATCGACGTATGCCACAGATGGTTCAACACCCACATTAAATCGTGATTCACCAAATTTAATTCTATCTGCTTCTGATTTCTCAGATAATTGTCCAGCAGACACTTCAGAAATATCACTGTCAGGAATAACAACGTCGCTATCGAGCATTTGCTCCGCGCTATATACACCACGACCACACTTAGAATTGTCTGTAGTATCGTTATAGAATCCAGTAATATCGATTAGAAATGGGTCTAATGCATAGTCTCCGCTTTCTTCTCGTGTACGTTCAGCTAATACATCGGTTATTCCACTAAATTCTGGTCGAGCAACTTGAACAACTGCACCATCATCAACTTCTAGAAGAGATAGCGTATCACCGATAGAAGTACTATAGCCAAAAATCTTTTCATGACCACCAATAAAATCTTGATCATTATCAGATACGTCTTTACTTAAGATTGACAATTGAAGATCAATCGTATAACGATCTGCGCCTGGAGCAGTTTCATTTGGATAACCAGCTGCGTTATCAAGTAAGGATCTATCAGTTTGATAGTTTACAATAGTTTCTACAACTTTAAATACTAATTTAGCATTAATAAGATAGTCTTCTGTAGGAATCTTTGCGTAAATATCTTGATCTTCAGCATAAACAAATTGGCCTTTAACAAAGAATACACCTTCTTCTGATTTTGCATGAATAGCTCTACCAGTATCTACTACGGTACCGAAACTTGTTCCAGCAGCATATTGAGTTTGCAACTCAGTAGTAATAAGATTAGCTAATTCTACAACCTGTGAAGGACTTGCTAAATGATCAAACTTTTGTACATTATCTCCATCATCATCTTGTACTGAATTAAGATACTTAATAAAGAATCTAAATCTATTTGTTTCAGGAAGAGCTTGATAATGCAACACTTCAGCATTAATAAAAACTTGAGGACTTACTGCAGGATTATAATCAAGTCGAATTTCATCGACTAAGTTTAAATATGGAACCAATCCAGTGATGAGTGCTGGATCTATATCTAAGTCAACGTAATGTACTGATCGATCTAACGTTGCTTCTGTAGCTAATTCAGGAACTGGACCCTCTTTAAAAACACCTCGACCGACCTTATCAATTTGATTCTGCAGAATAGACTGCATTTGATTAAGCTCGCGTACTTGTACGCTAACACCAGGTTTAAAAAGAATTCGAAGAAAGTTCTTTTCTTCAGCTGTCTTATTATTAAAATTTATGTCTTGTACAGCGAAATCGTCGACATACGGTGGGACTTGATAAGTTTTTATGGCCATTAGAATTGAATAACAAGTTTTACTTCATCAGTTTGATTATAGTTTCTATTTATAGGCTTTCTATTCTCATAAAAAATAACTTCACCGGTTTGAGATAAGTATTCAGGCTCTTCACAACTAATAACTGGATATTCTTCATTATCCCAGAAACCTGCTATACTTGTAATTTTTACTTTCTTATCTTCTCCTTCTGTAGGTGAAAACTTTTTAAAGTTAACAAGTGGAGAACCATTTTGATGATAATATAATCTTTCATTTACATTATCCGCATAGTCTAACCATGCTTTTGCTCCAGTACTTTCTTGTTCAATAATAAAATCTCTACCAATATAATCTTTCTGCAAAGAAGAAGTTTGAAGCGTTAGATACTTTAATGCATCATATGCTTCTTCACTTGTATAAAAACCTTCATTTGTATCATCATCATTATCTGTTTCCGATGTTACTGCTGGGTTTCTTTCAGGATTTTTAATTAAACTAATTTGACGAACGTCAACGCTATATCCAACAGGCGCTTCTCCGTCAACTTCACCAATAAAATCAACCGCAATACCAGCATAATAAGAAGGAAGATCATTATCAGGATATTTTCCTAAACCTTCGTATGGTAAAACATATGGTATAATATCGATATCTTCGTTAATAATCTCATTACCAGTTGCACCGACTTTTACTATAATAGAAGCAGATAGAAAGTCTTTTACCCAAGGTATATTAGAATTCTCTGGTTTATATTTAATTGATTCAATGCCATTAGCGCCGAATGTTACAAGAAAGTCACTAGTAGTTGCATTATTTTCATGTATTATTACATCAGTGGCTGGTATAATTTCACCACTACCAGATTCGCGAGTTGTACCAACTATTTTTATTACACAATTGGCAGAAGTAACGGTTGCTCCTCCTCCATTAACAACTTTAAAATCATAAATTAAACCACCAGTGGCATTATATGGTTCAACAACTCCGGGTGTAGGATATGTATAATTTACAAACTGATCTGTGTAAAATTTAGAATCTTCATCTAAAGATGTTACATACGACCAAACATAACCTTCACCATTAGAGAGTCTTTGTGGTGTATGATAAGTTAGTTCTGGTGCTCCTGCTCCCGATGGAATAGCAGTAGTTGATTCTATGATTTCTCCGTTGCTATCAACATTAGAGAGACACATATAGATCCGATCATTAGAAGTAACATAGCACGGATAATGCGCAACACCATCAATTGTTTCGTAATCAAAACATTTTGGATCAGTTGGATCATATACCTTATAGATACGATTGAATGCCCAATTATTTCTTGGGATAACGTTAAAAACCTCGGCTGAATTTGTTCTTACTAGAACCATAAGATTCTGTAACACATCGTTCTTATTAACAATTGTGTCAGTTGGCAATGGAGCAGAAAACTGTCTACTATATTCAGTTACCTGATTGCCTTCAGCGTCGGTTGTATCAGGCCAACTATCTGTCTTACCTAATCCAATAAAGTAGTCATCTACTGTTGATGTCTTAATATCATTAGTAAAAATCTTACGAGAGTTTTTTCTAAATTCTGATGTAATAATTGCGGCCATGGTGTTATTTATATAAATTTAAATGTGTTATGTTATTATTATTTATAACATCACCAACACTTACACTTTGAGGGATCATAAAAATAACCCAAGTATTTTTAGAGTGAACCGGCTGTATTTCGTGGAGATCAATAGGGCTAAACTCTATAGCGCTATATTGTGGCACAAAATACTCCTTATTATTAATAATAATATTATTATTTGTTGTTAATGCTATTGAAAAGAATTTACCAACAGGGTTTCCATGATCAGCTCTACGCCAATCGTCTTGAATATCTAAGAAATCATCCTTTTGAAGTTGTAAAACATAATTTACAAGGGTATATTTCCAAATGCCTATTGCATTTCCCAAATCCTTTATTGATTCGTATGCAGCCATATCACTCATAAAACGAGCGGTTCTAATATATTCATACTTAGATAAGTTGTTTCTAGTGTTACTCTTTCCAGTTCTGCGACCTACATTAGTAGCTCTTTTAAATCCCATCCTATTGCAGACATTCAAAAAAGAATCTAGTGCTTCTTGCGCGAAGCTGATATCATGTATCATAGTGGTAAATTATATAAGAAAATTGCGCTATATCGAAGAGAGTTTGTTGGTGGTACCCAATGAATAGGATTAGTACCATTAAACATATAGCCTCTTCCTTTAATATCGGAAAAGGATTTTGTTATTCCTTCATTATCTGATTCAATTACTGGTTTATTATTATAAAATGCTGATGGATCACCAAATACTAAATAGTTTTTCTCATTTGTTTGAAGAGGGACCGAAACTGTATACAGAGAAGTTCCTTTATCTTTATGTGGAGGTATATATTCACCTATTTGATATCTATTAATCTGAACCTCATACGGAGGGAATCCATTAACCAATCTGTCCTTTATAATTTTATTCCAAAGATCGGGATAATTGTTTGCTGTAATCCCAATTGATTCATACTTACCCACATCATTATTTAAGCCATAATTTGGAAAAAACTCTGCGCGATTATTAAAAATTTTATCTAAGGTAAACTCAAGTATAATATCACATTGTTCTTCAGAAAGAAAATCCTCAATAATATTTAATTTATGCTCAATTTTTTTTAAGTGATTGGCATATATATCCATTAATAATGTTCTCCAGGTTGATCTACATCATTGTCAGGATCGAGGTGCGGTAAACTATTAAATTTATCTTCTGGCCCCAATAACTCATGCAGTCCACCATCTAATCTTTTCGCTTGCTCATTCCACACATCTCTTCTAGTTTTGAATTCAAAACTATCTTCTGCAATATACGCATCCTTATATCGACGATTAGCGTCTCTTCTTGCTTCAATAAATGAATTCATTTGATTAAACTTTTCAACTTCTTCTCCAGATATGTTATTATCTTCAATAACCTTTTTTAGCAAATTTGTTAGAATATTAATTTGCGAAAACCACGGATACGATTCTTTTATTACTGCTCCAGCTTGATCATCTACATTCTCTTCATAGATAGCCGTAGGCAAATCATCCTTAGCTATTAGCTTACCATTATCATAATCACCATACCATTCATGCGTACTAGCATCAAATTGCATTATTTTCCACTTATAGTACGTATCATCTAAACCAGAAGTATCATTAGATACTATCATTGAAATGTATGCACCTGAAACTTTATTAAATAGCAGAACCTTATTAGTATTTGCCGATAATACTTCGACCAATTTGTCTTGGATATTATCTTTTTCAGAATCAAATGTTATGTTATTACTCATATCTATTTTTATTTTAAATATTTATTAGGCGAACCAAGAATTATAAACGGTCCATGTTGAATTTGGGTATGTTCCCGAAACTCCGTATATATAAAGGCGATTTCGATCTCTATATGAAGTTCCATTACCCCATCTATATGATTCATAATATCTAACTCTAGCCATAACAAAATTTCCGCTTTTAACTGAACTACCAAGTTGACCTTTAGCCCAAGTAACCTGACTCGCTGTAGGATTGCCATTTACCGGTGTTCGACCAAGACCATACATATCAATATAGTGCAAAGTAGCTTTTCCAGATGCATTAGCTACCTTAGAATCTACATATGCTCTTGTAGCTAATCCACTTACTTTAGAATCAGTATAAGACTTTGCAGCTTGGCCACTAGCGACTACACTGTGTGATGTAGTCGTTAAATCAGTATCGATTGCAACTAAATTTGGACTACCAGCTGGTTGACTATGACCTCTACCTAAAACAAAACCAGCAGGCACATCGGCAAGTTTGGCTTCAGTAACTTGACTATCAGCGATCTTCGCTGTTGTAATTGCATTGTTAGCGATTTTACTAGAAGTAACTTGGAGATTAGCAATCTTCGCTGATGTAACTGCACTGTTTTTAATCGAGGCAGAAACAACTTGATTGGCTGCAATTCCTGTCATAAGGCTTGCGCCTTTATATGAAATCTCTGAATTCGAGATTTTTAGAAGATCAATTTTCTCTGCACCGGATGGTTGATGAGTAAATAAGAAATACTCGTTCCGATTATCTCCAGTTTGAAATTCTAAACGGCAATCAGTATCTTGATCACCTGTATTATAAAATTTAATAGAAGCGAAATCACTATTTTTACTCCATGTTATACCCTTTCCAGATAGATTAGTAAATGCTAGATCTCCGCCAACATCTCCTCCAGTCTTAAGAATGTAATTATCATCGGGAAATACTTTTGCAATCTCAGATGTAACATACTCTTTTGTTGTAAGAGATTTCTGATTTGATGTAATAAGTGCTTTAGTTTGCAACGGTGCAACAATATGACCAACATTACTAATGTCTATCGCAATACCAGATTGTGAATAAATTTTAGCAGTATCACTCTTAAGAGATAGATGATTAGACTCAATTATTCCTGAGTCTGTAACAAAACCTCCAGTGGCTTGAATATTTCCAGTATTACCGTGAACGGTTGCTATTGTATTTACACCTTCTTTAAAATATATATTTTGAGATATACCTTCAGACACACCCAATATAAGATGGTCTCCTTTTTGTATGATCTCATTTGAATCAATTGCAATACCCGTTGCAGAACTACCAACCAATAAAGCTGGATTATTAAAATTAGTTCCATCAATCGTTGAAGATCCAGCACCAGTAATATGTACTGGATTAGAAAACGTTGATTTAGTACTACTAACTTGTAACTTCGTCGATATTCCACTTCCAGGAGAGAGATCAATGCTTCCTCCACTATTATTAATTAAAAGAGCTCCGTTTGCTCCAGTCTTACGTGTAATACTAGATGAGCCACTTGCACTCGCTAATAGCGATAATGAAACATTTCCGTGTGGAATTGCATTTGATCCAAGAGTAAAAGTTTGTCCGTTCGCTGTTAGTTTACCAGAAACAACAACGTCTCCAGTTGTATTCCATTGAGGACCAATATTTTCAATCTTAGCGCTCGTAATTGAATCATCAAGAATCTCAAAAGTTCCAACAGAGTTGTCAGACATATGTCTCAAAGCAATTGCATTATCTTGAATTTTATCACCTGCAATAGGATTGAGAAGAATATTAGCTGCATCGACATACTCTTTTGTTACGACTGATCTATTACCTCCAGCATTTATTGCTACATCATCTTGATCTGGAACCGTTACTACTCCTCGAATGTTTACACCACCAGTATAATCTCTTGCATAATTAACAATTAGTTTATCGCCAACATCATGAACAAGCGCTCTACCGCTATGAACATTTGTTCCAGCTCTAGTAGCACTATATAGTTTAAAGTCCGTACCATTTGACGAGATATTACTACCAACTGAAAGAGTCTGAGCAACATTTAACTTGGTTGGAATATCAACTTGAGTGCTATTCCATTGTGGAGCTCCGCTTGTTAATTTATTATGAGTTAGTGTATTATCTTTAACCTTTGCTCCAGTAATAGTTACATCATCAATCTTATCATTCGATATTGCCCTATCCGCGATCTTACTTCTTAGTACAGCATTATTACTAATCTTATTAGTAGTAACAGCATTAACACTAATGAGATTTGCAGTAATACCAGAATCTTTAATATTTAAACGTCTGCTTAAATCAATTTCATTAATTGTAAAGTGTGCAGTATTTACTTGACTTGTTCCGATCTTATCGCTATAATCAATTGTGTCAAACTGCTCTTCTATCTTCTTAAATGTATTAAGTTCAGGTTTAACACCATCTAATAAATTTGTAAAATCTGTAGCTACATTTGCAAGAGTTGCAAAATCCGCTAATACTCCGCTATCATCATCACCAATATAACCTTTAATTTGGGTATCGTATAATGCTTCTCTATAGTCAATATGTTCATCTACAGATTTTGCAGTAGCGAGTTTACTATCACTAAGATTCGTAGCAATTGTTTGAGTAGAAGTAATATAACCATCTGGATTAATATGACTAAATGCTACATCATTATCTTGAATAGCGTATTTGTCGATCGTTATAATATCTGCACTATTGTCTTCTTTCGTATATGTTAATTCGAACTGATTATTACTGTTTGCGGTTAGAGCAAGACCTGTTACCTTCTCATACCCTTGTCCACTTTGAAATAATTGATCAAGCGCAATTTTATATGTGTGATATGCTCCAGCAGTACTGTCGATTATTGGGAAAAACTCCTCCCCATTAATATCACTCTGAAGTCTTTCGTCTAACGCTGAAATTTTAGTACTCATTGATTCTATTTATATCTTTTTTAGTTGTTTACCGTGACTACAGCATCTGTTTCGTGTGTTTTATCGATAATTGGGCTATCATATTGGCCAACTATAGTATATATTGTTCCATCTCTAAATAATTGATCTAATTTAGGCTCCGATGGAAGAGCTGCATTTGGAGATACACTTGTATTTATAGCGCCTCTCCATCCAACTAATATAGTATTTCCACCATTTAAAGTGCCAACTACTAATCCTTCGATCGTAAGATTATCTCCATTACCATCAATAATATCTTGATATACAACGTTTCCATGAACTAGCTGCGGACCAGTATATGATGTAATATTAAGTTGAACTGGAGCAGATAAATCGTTATCATTATTAGGATCATTCCACCATGTACCGTAAAGCTCATCAATAAGTAAACCTGCATCACCTTCATCGAATGGAGAAGAATCGCTTTCAAGGAATATTCCATCACCGTCTTCAGTATCAAGTTGATTTCTCTTTTTAACGATTGCACTAACATTCATAAAGATCTCTTTATTAACAAGCGCATCCGCAATTGTAGTATTCAAATAAGAGCTAATATCTTCAACAGTTTTGAACTTAAGATTCTGTTCAAAGTCATATTTAGTAAACTCCCTTTGTGGTACCAATGAAGGTATAACATACTTAAATGTGGTAAGAACTGCTCGCATAAACATCTCTGAATTAATGTCAATACTCGAACGATCTTGCTGTAAATATGCAGCATCTTGTTCATCATCACCATAAACGTTTATAGCTTCTTCTTTTCTTTTTAAAGGTTCTGCCGCGATTGTTGCTGTTGTAACTGAATTTTCAGTATAAATCTCTCCGTCTTCAAAGCCACTACTATCCCCAACCAATTTAATTATTCCAGTAAATTCATTACCATCAGGGCCAATATTTGTTATAACACCTTGACGCGGTGGAGAACCAACATCTTGATAGACTACATCTCCTATATTTAACTCAGGACCATTAACAACCAATACTCTAATTTCAAAATCTTCTGCAGGATTTCCATCAGAATAACTATATGTATATTTTGCAGCAGCCTCATTGCCAGGAACAGAACGAGCGAGCTTTGTCCATAGTCCAGCTTCAAAGATAAATTCGCGAACTCTAATATCTCCTTGTAACCAACCTGGTTGGAATACAGGCATATGATAACCACCAGCAGCATTTGGTGCACTAAGAGATTCAAGCCATCTCATATCTTCTAATGGCTGAGTAGTTCTAAATGGAGAAAGAAATTTATCTTCTACTTTAATTACACTTTCATTCTTTCTTGTTTCGGAATCAAATAATACATACTTTGGACCAAACCAATGATTATCTCGTATAACAAGAAGAATAACACTTGCAAAGAATTTAAGACCAGCAGGATGAACTAAATTTAAGAATAGTTCTTCCCAATCATCTACGCGAATTCCACTTCGAATATTGTATGAGAATTTTTGCCAAAAGATACTATCTTGAATACGGTTGATTGATGATGCTCTTCCCTTTTTATCAAAGTATTCTCCAAGATATTCTAATGTATACTGATGAATTATAGGCGCATTATCTAATACAGTGTCTAATCTTCCATCACCCCAATATATTTCATTGGATTCAGAAGTTATATCATTGTAATCCGCTGTTACTCTAATCGCAGTATTATCTTCTCCAATAATTGTCTGTGGTTCATCAAAGAATAAGAATGAATTAAAACTATGACCATCTAAATCAGAAAGTACAAAGCGCTCTTTAGCTGTAGCCACAGAGGTAATTTTAGTAGCACCTTTAATATTTCCTTCAAGTTGTTCAAATAATACTCTATAAAACTTCTTAACGTTATTCTTTAGATATTCTACAATTTGATCCTTTGAATAATTTGATATAGCACCGGTATAATATTGAGAATGGCTAATATCTCCATTATAGTGTCCATTAATATTTTTACCAAGGATTAAGTTTGATTCAGGAGCGAGGATTAAATGCCGAATCGTATTTCCTTCTATTATTCTTTCAAAATCACTGCCATTATATGATATATCAACATAGCCATTATATCTATCGGCTTTACCTCTTATCATAATTATATTAAACTCATTTAATTCAACTGTTTGAGTTGAATAAACGGCCGAAGAAGGAGGCGTTGATATAACAAAGTCGCTATTAATTTGATCAACCTGTTTATAATATCCAATAGGATCGCCGTTAATATCTAACGTATGTTTTGTAATAGGTTTTTCTACAGCAGTTGAATACATAAAATGCGGATATGAAAATATTGCATTATATGATGGAGCGTTATCTACAATTTTTAAAACTGCGCTATCATTCAATCTTCCTGAATATGAAGTTACTGGTAAGAAACCTTCAGTTGGTCGAATAAATGGCAGTGAGCGAATGAAGTTATCTGATAATTTTCTCCAAATATCGTATTTAACTGTAGTACTATTTTGAGCTGAAAATAATTCTGAATTTGGTCCATTTAATATTCTATTAACACTATTTGGTTCAAGCGATATCGCGAACATATCATTATCATTATCAATTACGATATCTACTCCGTAATTTAAGCCAACTTTAAAATCTTCTGAATTAAGTTGTTCAAATTCTATTGATGGAGTAAATATTCTATCTACTTTCCACGTATTATGCGAAGTTTCAAATTGACTCTTAATATAATATAATATAGAAGGAGCATTATGTTCTTTTTTATTATAAACCGAATCAGAATACGAATATTGTTCTACAAATTGCTGAGCATTATTTAATCCACCATTCACCAATAATAGATCATCACCAAGGAATTTGTACGAATACAACCTTGATCCATTATGAGTAATATAGTTTACCGTACCATTTGTTACAGAAGTAAATGGATTATAGTAATTTTTCCATTCGTTTTCTGACAACTTTTCCCAAATATTAATTCCGTATGAGCTAGTCTTAATTATAATCGTTCCAGTTTCGCTTACTTCAAATCTTCCTCCATCGAGTAAAGAATTAATTCCAGTCGTTATTGTTCGAGTATAATCGCTTGACAATGTTCTTTCAATTCTTTCAAATTCGATATGAGTAAGATCTTTATCATAAAAAGAAATGTGCGAAAATGCTATATTTCTATAAAGATAAAACTCCGAAGTTGAACTAATACCATGAACTGGACTCCTTTGATCTACATCATTATCATCAATTAATATATCTACTGATTTTGATCTTTTAAATCCATTAAGAGAATAACGTAAACCAGTAATTACCCTTTCTGGATTAACATTGTTTAACTCTCCAATTGTAAATTCAATTACAAGATTATTCCACTCATTAATTTTTATTTCATCGTCGAAATATTCGTCACTAAATAATTCTCGAGGATTATTATCAATAATAACATTAGAGTCTATCTTATCTAAAAATACAGGATAGTCAACCTTTCCAGATTCTTGTGAAACAACTTGAAGAGTCCTCTTATTTGTTAATGGATTATTTAAAATACGTAGAGTTACATTACCTATTTTTAGTATATTGGTAACATTATTAAATAAATCTTTTGCATTAAAACGAACAGCTAAACTAAATTTAGAATCGATATCAAATCCAAGACCATTACCCGATGTATTAGTAATACTATCAAAAATAACGCCTCTATCTACAGACAGCGTATCAACTAAGTTGGGTGAAGTAATTGTAACAGACTTATCTGTTGATTTCCATTCCCCTGTAGCCAATTCTTTATTAAGATTAAATTCTAAATTAGGTATAACAGATGGAGTATTTACAATAGGTAAACTTGTATACTGATTGTTTGACCAATAACCATCATTGCCTATATTATATACATGAATAACTTGAGCAATATCAATATTATTTAATGTATGTGTTCCAACTACTATTTGAGAGTTGTTAAATTTAATATGTGCAAAATCAGCAGCACCTACATGTGTAGCTGGAAGATTTAATTCTACAGTTTGGTAATATTCATAACGATAATATTCATTTTGCTTAAAGATGACAAGTCGAGATGCATTATTAACTGGCTTATCTAAAAGAATAAGATGCGTATCATCAACAGCATAATCTAAAATATCCCACAATCTTTCTCCATTGTATTCAGTAGTGTCGCCAATAGTAATATCTTGCCACGGTATATATCCACCATTATGTTTATAAAATATAGACATATAACCTCTATTATGTAGAGTAAAAATATGATCATCGTCCTTTTTAATATTATCGCAGTGCGGTAAAATAGGAAGACTTAGATCACCTTGTCTACTTCCGCTATTCCATACTACTCCTATATCGTAAGGATTAACAACGGAAATATCATCAACCCAATCTGTATAATATATTACTTTATTAAAAGATTTAATTGCCCATCTATAAGTTGAATCAGATGGATTTTTTTCTGCAAGTAAAAATGAATTTATATTAACATCAATAGCAACTTGGTATACCTTTACTTGACCTTTATCTGTACCGAGTTGATCATTTCCAGGAGCACCAACAGCAACGCGTGTACCAGTGCCATTTAAACTAACACTCGAACCAACATTTTCTGTATTACTATATCCGTTAATATCGTTACCAACTCTTTTCCAAGTATTATTTGCATAATAATATACTCTTACTTGACCAGTGTCATTGCCATTTTCATCATTCTTTGGTTCACCAATTGCAATAATATCACCATTGGTATTAAGAGAAACACTTGATCCGCTTGCTCCAGCAACCTGTTCACCTAAGATTGTTTGTCCTAGTTTAACCCAAGTATTTGTATTATCTAACCTATAAATCTCAGTCTCTCCTCTGAAAGATGTATTAGTTCCATCTCCAAGAATTCCAATAGCAACTGTTTTACCATCATTGCTCAAACTTATTGGGATAATAGACTTATCATCAGAAGCCGTAAATGTCAAATCTCTACCAACTTGAATCCACGTAGTAGTGTTTTCTTTATTGTAATATGCTCTTACACACATTACAATATTTCCAAAGTCATTTACCTTATGTGTTCCAACAACTAATGTACGACCATCATCACTCAATCTAACAGTATTTCCGCTTAAAGGATCATTGTTTATTTCAGAAATGTTACTTCCAACCTGTGACCAACTTGATCCGCTCCACTCATAAACAGCAGTTTCATTCGATTGTCTATCAGGTCTTCTAAATCCAACAATCTTTCCACCGTCTTCTAATAATATTCCTCCACCAGATTGTAAACCAAGATCAAAGTCTTTATTTGGAAATGCTCCTGAGCCAAAGGCTACACGATCACCTACTCCATTTAAACTAACACTCGTTCCTAATTTACTATCATCATTTGATCCAATAAATGATGTACCTCTTTGTACCCAATTAGATCCAATTAATTCATAGATTTTTACTTCTCCAATTAAACTATCACCTGATTTATTTTGCGGAGCACCAATCGCTAAAACTGTACCGTCAGCGTTTAAGCTAATATCACTTCCTAATAAATCTCCTGCACTATCACCATCAATATCGTTACCAATTTGTACCCAAACTTCTGGAGAACCTGTTAATTGATAGACTCTTACGTGACCAGAGTTATTACCATTTCCATCATTTTTCGATGCGCCGATTGCAAGTGTTAAACCATCTTCGCTTAGTGCTGTTACTCCGCTTAAGTCACCAGTACCTTCACCGTATATTGTTTGACCAATTTCAAGATTGTTCGGACCATCAAATGATTCACCATCAGATTCATAAAATCTTAAATCATCTTGTGTAAATGTCTTTAAAGTTGGATCATCGGAATGAATATAAACAAATTGTTCATTAAACTCAATAAGCGTTTTTTGCCATTTGCCATTAATCGGTTCATCAAATGGGGACAAAAACGATTTCATATAATCGTATCTATCACCTATTAGTGTATTTAAACCAACAGTTGTTTTATCAATAAAATTATAAAAATCATATGATTCACCATCAGAATTAAGTTCAATTCTCGGTTGATTTGTATCAATGAATGATCTACCGATTTTTTGTGTAGTTTTATTAAAGAATAGCTCGTGTGAATGAAGCTGTTGGTAATTATTTGATAAAGAAAATAATGGTTGGATCTCGCTATTTTCTCTATCAAATCTTGGTAAAGTACGAATAACAAATGAGTGTTCATTAGTATCGATAGAAATATCTTTATTATCCCCAATATTTCCAAATTCGATAAAGGCACTTTTTCCATCAACCTTTACCAATTCTTCAAATTCATTGAATGCCGCACCATCATGAAAATAGCCTCGCACTACATTATCTAATATAGTTGAATCCCAAGTTTCATTAATTGGATTTAGGTCTTTCTTTGAATTAAGATCAAAAACTAAAGATTGAATATTGGGTACTGTGTCATAAAGAACTACTTCTTCAGCATTAACAATTACACCTGTTCCTAATATTTGATCTAGATCATTTTTTACGTTGAATGGTGTATAATTATATTCTACATCTAAATCTTCAAATTCTATAGATGCGCTAATACTACGTGTAAATGTATTATTCGTTGGTTTCCAATCTCCTGAAGAAAGCTCAAACAGTTTCTCCTTTGGATAAGATACTTCTATAATTTCATCAAAGAACAAACGGAAAAACGTTGTAATACTTTCTTCCGACCCCTTTAGCGCGTAATATTGGATAATCTTTTTGTACAATGATATTCTATCCATCACTGAAGAATCTGGAATATTTTTGGCAATTTCTCCTTGAATACCGTCTAAATATTTAATAGACACTTTATCGATATCATGCTCATCAATAATTCTATTCGTCTCATATGTAGGAAGACCTTCTGTATTGAGATAATCATAATACTCCTTTATTAAATTAATAAAGGTTTCTGAACTTTGTCTTAGTTGTCCAGGAATGAGTTCTTCAACGCGAAGAGATTCAGTATTATGCGGTACAGTAGCTTGTGGAGCAGCGGATGCTATAGAAATATGAGACATATTTTATGTATTATCAGGTCTGTGTCTTAAAAATGGTGTATATTCGTTAACTCCAGATGAACCAGATACTGCTATTGTGTCAACTTCTGGTGTAATCTGAGTTCTTCCAATATCAATTGTAAGAAGCTTATTTCTTTTTGACACAATATCATTCGATGCTGGAGAAACATATATATTTATAGTCTCGGTTTTATTAAGTGGGATATTATCAATAGATACTGCTCCAGTATTAGTATTAATAGTTCCTACATTGTTAAATAATATTCGTTTAATTCCATCTGCTCCAATAGAATATGCATATATTCTTCTCTCAAAATCAGAATCAACTATTGGTGTGTCTTCCAATTGAAGAGTTACTCCATTATAAAGCCAAGAATCTGAATATAATACTGGTTCTTTTTGAGAAGAATCTGCATATATTTCCATTTGGAAATCAATTGGTGTTGATGTAAGTTTACCGTATTCGAATACTCCTGTTTTATATACAAAAACTCTAACAAATGAATTAATAATTGCGATATCTAAATTGTCAATTTGAGTAAGTAGATGTGAATAACGAAATACTCCATCAAACCTTTGTAAATTATTTAAATTAAAATCTTCTAATAGAGATTCTATTCTCGAAGAAAGTTGACCAGATGACAACGATGTTC